CCAGAAAGACGTATATTTTATATTGATGTGGGTAATCTACCTAAGATGAAAGCAGAGTCATATCTAAAGGATGTGATGAATCGTTATCGTAACAAGATGGTTTACGATGCGAAAACTGGTGAAATCCGTGACGATAGAAATCACATGTCAATGCTAGAAGACTTCTGGCTCCCTCGTAGAGAAGGTGGTAGAGGTACAGAGATTACAACTTTGCCAGGCGGTTCAAACCTTGGTGAGATTGATGATATCACATACTTCCAGAAGAAACTTTATCGTTCATTGAATGTTCCAGTATCTAGACTTGCAGAAGAGTCTGGTTTCCAAATTGGACGTTCTGATAACATTACTCGTGACGAACTTAAATTTACCAAGTTTGTTGGAAGACTTCGTAAGAAGTTCTCAATTCTTTTTGCAGATATGCTCAAGACACAATTACTACTCAAGGGTATTATTGCAGTCGAAGAGTGGGATCACTTTAAAGAACATATTCAGTTCGACTTTTTACAAGACGGACACTTTACAGAACTTAAAAACGCAGAGATTCTTAGAGAAAGACTCGACATGCTTGGACAGATCGAATCTTATGTAGGAACATACTTCTCCCAAGAATACGTTAAGAAGAAGATTCTTCGTATGACTGATGAGGAAATTAGTGACGTTGAACAACAAATCAAAGATGAGGAACCATTAGAAGATGAACCCTCAACTGAAGATGATATATAATAGGAGTATAAATAGATGGATAATGTAAGAGATTTTGTGAACTCTATTGCGACAGGTGATAACTTGTCAGCAGAGACTCACTTTAACAGTGCCCTCGCAGTGAAGGTTGGAGATGCACTAGAAACAAAACGTGTAGATGTTGCTCAAACTTTTGTAACACATCACTTGCCTGAGGTAGAAGAAGATAGTGAGTAAGACTCTTTCACAGTTCCAACAGGACTTACCAGAGAAAGACGAGCACAAATCATCTAAGGAGTATAAGAAATTATCTCCGCAGATGAGGAAGGCTATTGACGCTATTTTCAAAGAGATGGATTCTAAACCTACAGATTTCCTAAATACCTTTGATAAAACAATAAATAGTGTTTCTAAGAAGTTTAAAGTACCTACTAAGGCACTCATGGATTACTTCGAAAACGAAATGCTTACAATTTAGGGAATGTAAAGATGATTTTAAAAGGAAGTGCAACCGCTGTTACATCAGCAACTACATTAAGTAGAGCAACAAGAATTAGAGTTAATGCTACTAACGCTGGAACAGTTACTATTGCCGCTCCAGTTGGTACATTTGACGCAGCTTCTCATGTTGCTGCCGCTGCAATTACAGTTTCAAGTCATGGTTTTACTACAGGGGATGAAGTTATTTATTCTGATGGTGGTGGAACTAAGATTGCTGAATTAGTAGACGATCAAACGTATTTCGTAAAAGTAGTAGATGCAAACACAGTTAGTCTTGCAACTTCACTTGGAAATGCAGAAAATAACGTAGTATTAACTTTAACCGATGGCCCATCAGAAAATCATACGATTACGGCCACAAAGACATATGCTGGAACAGTGGTATTGATTCAAAACCAAGTTATTTTTGTTGATAAAAAACCAAGTGATAATATTGCGTGTTCTGCTGCAATGAGTTGCACAGCAGTTGGTAGTCAACCTTAAAGGGGAATTGAAATGAAACTTATTGCTGAACATATACAAGACGTAGAATACATCACCGAAGAGAAAGAAGGTGGTGGTAAAGAGATGAAGATTCGTGGAATCTTTATGCAGGCAGACATGAAAAACCGAAATGGTCGTGTCTACCCGATGAACGTGCTAGAGAAAGAAGTAGCACGTTATAACAAAGAATTTGTTGCCGAAGGTCGTGCATTTGGGGAACTGGGTCATCCAGAAGGCCCCACTGTCAATCTTGACAGAGTATCGCACATGATTACAAAACTGGAAGCGGATGGAAAGAACTTTATTGGTGAGGCGAAACTGCTCTCAACTCCAATGGGGGAAATTGCGAAAGCACTAATCAAAGATGGTGGTAAACTAGGTGTCTCTTCTAGAGGCATGGGGTCTATCGAATCTAGGAGAGGTGCGAATTATGTGAAAGACGATTTTTATCTTGCCACAGCGGCAGATATTGTTGCAGACCCTTCTGCACCACAAGCCTTCGTTGAAGGTATTATGGAAGGTAAGGAGTGGATTTGGAACAACGGTATTCTACGAGAAGTAGATATCAATGGAATCAAAAATGATATAAATGAAGGTGTACGAAAGGGACAGTCAAATGTTTCCGCACTTGCCTTCGCTAAATTTATGTCGAAACTTTAATTATTATAAATATGATTATGATAAGACAAAACAACTCAAGGAGATCCCAATGTCAGAACTAGACAAGACAATTGAGGAACTGGAAGCACAGGTAGAATTGGAGCTTGAAGAAGCAAAGAAGCAAACCGACAGTGCTGGTAAAGGTGACTCAATGGAAAAGCCAGAGGGTGAAGTAGAAGATTTGGGTAAGGCTGTAGTTGATCCAAAGTCAACAGACAGTATTGGTAAGAAAGTATCTGCAAAGTCTAAGAAGGCCGCAGAACCTAAAGCCAAACAAACCAAAGAAGACGCTGAACTCGATCACGAAGGTGATGATCTGGAAGAATCGAAGAAGATGACCAAAGCAGAGATGTTGAAAGCAATGTATTCCAAGTTGGAAGGCATGAAAGCAACTGAACTGAAAGCATCATATGATTCGATGAATAAAGAAGAAGACGATGACGAAGATGATGTTGAAGAAGTAGATGAATCTACTTTAGACGCTCGTTTAGCATCTGTAGATGTTTCTGAAGACGTAACTGCACTTGTACAAGGTGAAGAACTTTCTGAAGAATTTAAGGAAAAAGCATCCACAATTTTTGAAGCTGCTGTAAAATCAAAACTTCGTTCAGAAGTATTGAGAATTGAAGAAGCTAAGACGCAAGAAATTGCTGAAGAAGTTGAATCAGTACGCAGTGAATTGACTGAAAAAGTCGATGCATACATGAACTACGTTGTAGAAGAGTGGATGAAAGAAAACGAAATCGCTATTGAACGTGGACTAAAGGGTGAGATTGCAGAAGACTTCATTTCTGGATTAAAGTCTCTATTCGAAGAACACTATATAGATGTACCAGATGAGAAGTACGATATTTTAGGTCAACAGTCTGCACAGATTGATGCTCTAGAAGAGAAGTTGAATGAACAAATCACTACGCTCGCTTCACTGAAAAGTGAAAAGGATGTATTGGTTCGTGAGTCAGTTTTCGCACAAGTCGCTTCTGACCTTGCAGATACAGAAATTGAAAAATTTAAGTCTCTTGCTGAGGACGTAGAGTTCACAACTGAAGAATCTTTCAGTGAAAAACTCGAAACGCTTAAGGAAGGTTACTTTCCAAAGGCACAAACTGTCGCTGAATCCGTAGATGCTGTTCAAGAAGAACAAACAGCTATTGATACAACTGGTGCTATGAGTACTTACATGAGTGCAATTAGTCGAAACGTAAAGCGTGCAAAATAACGATGAAAGATTCGTTTTTTATAAATATTATTAGTAAACCTAACAAGGAGAAATAAAATGTTCCAGACAGAACATCTACAAGAAAAGTGGCAGCCAGTCCTCGAGCACAATGATCTTCCAGAGATCAAAGACTCATACAAGAGAGCTGTAACCACTGTTATCTTAGAAAACCAAGAAAAGTCAATTGCTGAAGACTCTAAATTCTTAAACGAAGCAGCACCAACAAATAGCACCGCTGGTTCAGCTAACTGGAATCCAATTATGATTTCACTAGTTAGACGTTCTATGCCTAACCTTATCGCTTATGATATTGCTGGTGTTCAACCGATGACTGGCCCAACAGGGTTAATCTTCGCAATGCGTTCACGCTATACCAACGCAAGTGGTGGAGAGAACCAATTAGTAGAACCAGATTCAGATTTCTCTGGTGCTGGTACACAGGCTGGTACTAACCCTGCTATCTTGAATGATGGTTCGCCAGGTACTTATACTGGTGGTACTGGTATTGCAACTGCAACTGTTGAAGCATTAGGTGATGCAGCCAACAACGCTTTCAAAGAGATGTCTTTCTCAATTGAAAAGCAAACTGTTACTGCTAAATCACGTGCTCTTAAAGCAGAATACACAATGGAACTTGCACAAGACCTTAAAGCGATTCATGGTTTGGACGCTGAGACAGAACTTGCAAACATCCTTTCTGCTGAAATTCTCGCTGAGATCAACCGTGAAGTTGTTCGTACAGTCTATGTAACTGCTAAGCCAGGCGCACAGGTTGATACTGCTACTTCTGGTATCTTCGATATGGACGTTGATTCTAACGGCCGTTGGAGTGTTGAGAAGTTCAAGGGACTTATGTTCCAAGTAGAACGTGAAGCTAACGTAATCGCACAACAAACTCGTAGAGGAAAAGGTAATATGATTATCTGTTCTTCTGATGTTGCATCTGCATTGCAGATGGCTGGACAGTTGGACTATACTCCTGCCCTAAACAACAACTTGAATGTTGATGATTCTGGTAACACATTTGCTGGTGTTCTTAACGGACGCTTTAAAGTGTATATCGACCCATATTCTGCAAATGGAGATGCTAAACAGTACTTCACAGTAGGATACAAAGGTACTTCACCTTACGATGCTGGTTTATTCTACTGCCCATACGTTCCGTTACAAATGGTTCGTGCAGTTGGTGAATCTAGTTTCCAACCAAAAATCGGTTTCAAAACCCGTTATGGTATGGCTGCTAACCCATTTGCTGGTGGTGCTACTGTTCGTTCAGGCGCTTTGACTGCAAATGACAACGTATATTACAGACGAGTACAAGTTACTAACATCATGTAATAAAAAGATTTGGTTATACCAAACTTTATTAGAGGGGACTTCGGTTCCCTCTTTTTTT